TGTGGTTTGCGGGTGGTGTTTCCGGAGTCTGCGGTGCCTGCTCTTGCTCCAACTGTTGACGGGTAGCTCTCGCTTGGTTTCGCTTGGCAACCAATTCACGGATAGCTCGATTATCTTCGTCTAACTCGCGTTCTAGTTGCTCTTGGCGGGCTTCCTTACCCCGTTTCGGCTTCGGGTCGTCGTCTGACTTATCCTCAGACTCTTCCTCTTTGGACTTATCGACTTTGACACGTACCACTTCACCGCTATCTGAGATAACCGCTTTAGTATTTGACTCGCTCGAAGCCTCAGAGTTTTTCGTTTCAGCTGCCGTCGACTCAGCTTGGGTAGACTCCTGTTCTACCTCGGTATTTACGACTTCTCGGCTTTCCGCTTCTGCTTGCGGCATAGCACCCTCCTTCTCATTACATTATTTTGACGTCGATTACAGGTGACGAACCTGGGCTGCGTGAGATGCGCTCCTCTGGTCAGCTACTAGCGAGGATTAGCCAACCAAAGCAACACACCTCCCTAAATGGGATCGATGATACTTTCCAATACACTCCTTTCCTCTCGTAAAATACGCACAACTTCCTTATGGGCTAGCATGTAAATAGATAACTGCTCTTTGTCGGTAACAGCTTCATTCGGGATAGCATCAACTGACTTGTAGAAGTCGATCCGCTCATTCCATCGGTCTACAATTTGCTGCAACTTATTCAACTCCTTAGCTACAACAGCATTTTCCTCTTCCTTGGCTTTTTCGCGCTGCTCGTCCATGTCGGCATTCGGCACAAAGTACTCAGTGCTGCGTGGGTATAGATTGTCTTCCATTATTCATCCTCCTCTTTCTGGATAACGCCCATAATGGAGGCGATTATCTCTTCCTCGGTAAAACCTTTTTCAGCCATGCTCGGTACTTCCGCGATTAGATTCTCTGGCGTACCAATTTGGCGCAATTCATCGATTAGGCTCTGTTCAGTGGTTTCCTGTGGCTCAGTTGACATTTCTACCGGCGCGGTCTCGCCTGTTACTATCTCAGTAGGCTGTTCTATCTCAGCTTCTGGCGTTTCGCCCTCGGTCTGCTCCATCGGCTGTACCCCCTGTGCTTGCATCTGTTGCATCTCTTCCTCGGTAACCTTCAATTCATCCAGTCCATCGATACCAGAGTTGGCGACGATTGCGTTCCACGCTGCCAACTTCTTTTTGATTGGCACGACTTGATTGAGCGATTGGCTAGAATCAAGTGTCTGAATCAGGGTTTTTAGTGCATCAAGCTGTGCTGCTTCGCTGTTAACCTTGGTGGTTGAGGCGTCAATCTTAAACTTCAGTACTCCCCGCGCTTTAGAAAAATCGATAGTCGCCATGTTTTTGTCGTCAAGCACTACGCCGTCCAGTTTATGACCGTCGCGCTCCAGTGTTCGCAATTTCTCAGCCGTTTCATCATCCAGCTGCATTTCCTCAACGCCGTTACGCTCAGCAAAGTATAGATTGATAGCCGTCTCGCTCCATTCCTCGAAGAATGATTCAAAGCCCTTACGTAGGGCATTGTCGTCAATCGATAGCTGTGCTTGTTGAGTCTTGAGTGCTTGCGGTGTCTTACCAAAGCCAGGGTTGCCAACTTCCGCACTGATTGAGGTATCTGGGCTGTTGACCAGGTTAAGCATCTGCGACTTCTGCAAACCATACAGGTTCGGGTATTCACGAATGGCAGTAGTATCGACATTCATCACTTCAATACGTGCGTTTTGATCCTGAATCTTATTAACAGCGTTTGGACAAAAGTTGAGCCGTCGTTCGTTGACGTTACCAAACACATTGACGGTTGGCAGTAATGATGAACTGCGGTTATACTGATACGCTTGCATGTCGCCGTCGATCAAGTTCTGCAAGGGACCGATAAGCTCCAGCACACTACGCCCAAGAGGGTTCGCACCATCAGCGTCATAGAAATACCAAGAGACGCGTATCTTACCGCGCGGGTCTTTATTTTGCTTGCGCCGTACGATCTTTTCAGTAGCGGGGTTGAAGGTGTAGAACGTTGCGTCCGCGCCAACCTGAAAACCAGTGACGATCTCAATACCTGACGGGTCAAGCGACCGCTCTTGTTCGGCTTCATTCTGTGCTTTATCGTCCTTGCTGATGATGGCATCTTTAATTTCCTCTAAAGCCTCCAAGTCCCACGACGGCTCATATTCTGCATTCTCTTCCTTGGCTTTACGGCGGCGTTCTTTTTCAGCGTCAATAAGCTTCTTAACGTCAGTTTCCTGCCACCATGTGCGCATGAATAGATAATCGCTATCACTGGCAGATTTTTTGCCTGGCTGAATGAATATATCTCGCCATGACACGATCAGGTAGTCTGGCAGCAGTTCACCATCGTTGTATAGCATTGGGGTGTATACTGCCACTGAGCCAAACGTCTCACCAGCTTCCATCGTCATCCAGCATTTATGAATCAAGTCGTATTCAGCGTTGGCGTTAGGCAGAATTTTCTCTAAGTAAACAAACTCGGCAATAATTGGCCATGGGCTGTTTTCATCGACAGTACTGACAACACCGGTTGGTAACTGCTGAATCGTGCGTCGCGGCGATTTGATGATGATTGAGGCTGCTGTACCGTCGGTGGTTTTCGGAAATGCTTTCGGGATTTTCGGGTGTGGCTTATTTCGGGCAATGCGAGAAAACTCCGGAAACGGCTCGGTCAGCAGTTCGGTATAGTCTTTAGAAGGACCGTATAGTTCAAAGATATTTTTCTCTGTTAGAAAAGAAAAAGCCACTGATTACTCCAAAGATTACTGTTATTTGCAGTAAACTCTGGTTTTTTTCAGTGGTTTACGCTCGTATTATATCACAATTATGTTTATTGGGGAAACGTCCCTTGCTATGTTCTGATTCTCGTATATTCAAAGACAACATCGAATGAGCCTTTGTATAACATTTTTGCTCGGCCGTCATAGCGGATTGACGGATTAACTAGTCCCTCGTCTTTCTCAATCCGTATCGCTAATTCATCGACCTTATCCCGCGCCTCCACCATAGACCCAACACGAAAACGCTCTTCGTAATGCAATTTTGTGCCGATAACACTACTGTTCTGATAGTTTTTCTCAACTTCAACCGTCGTGTTCTCATTAATCTGCTTTTTCTCTTTGACTTTACCAAACTCTGGTACAAATTTTTTCATAATTCCCTCCTTAATTCCATGTTGCTGTTATGTCTCTATCCGCAAGTGATTGATTATACATTTCACCGCTGCCGACATCGTCCTCTGGGCGCTGCGCCAGCTGCTCTTGATACGCCAATGAATCACTTGCATCATCGTTGGTGGCTTTAGGGAACATGCTGAGTTCACTTTCTAGATCTTTACAGAAATTCGTATCACCGTGCTTAATGTGATAGATGCCACCACGTTCGTATCGTGGAACTAGGGCTTCGATACGTAATGCTTTACTGTGCCCGCCGTGCTTTAGTAGCTCGATATCCATATAGACGCCACGACGTACCATCTCCTCTTCCCAAACAGACTTCAGAGCTTGAGTGAATTGGTTATCCTCGATACCAATCTTGTGTAGATTGTAGCGCTTCCAGTTAGTAAACATCAGGTCGATTAGGTCGGTTGCGGATAGCTTCGTGCGGTAACATATCAAGTTCCATTTACCTTCGCGGTCGATAAAGTTGAGAGTGATACCGATGTAGTCGGTACCCTGTTTGACGTCGTCTTTGCCGCGTGGGTCTATGGTCATGACGTTTAAGGTATAAAGTTGCAACACCTTGCTGAATTCGCGGTATTTGTACCATGCTTGCTTGAACTTACGGTTTTCCTCGTCGATTGGGTTTTGCTGATATAGTGCTGAGAATTCATAGCTACCCATCTCAGCACGCTTTTTTAGTAGCTTTTCGAGCGAGAATTTATCTGGCCATAGCGCCTCACCCTCTTTTCGGTGTTCGTCGTCCTCGGTGGCGATAGCCTTATACTCGATTATCTTCCAGTCGTCATACGCTTCACCCCTGGCCTTAGCTTCTCGTGACACTTTGAGCACACGGCCGGCTAGATCATCGTCGTGCCAACGCGTAAGAATAAAGACGATCATTGAGTTGCCCTCCTCACGCGTTGAGAATGTCGACTTATACCAGCCATCGCGTGCTTCACGGATTACAGGGCTATCCGCCTCCTCACGGTTCTTAAACGGATCATCAATAATGCCAATCTTGAATCCGCGTCCGGTTAGTGCTCCACCAACACCAACTGCAGTATATCCACCACCCTCCTTGGTAATCCAGCGGCCTTTAGCGCGGGCGTCCTTACGTAGTCGTGTTGAGAACATAGCACTATACATGTCTGACTGCATTATATCCCTAGTTTTTTGTCCAAAGTCGGTAGCTAGCTCAGCAGAATATGACGATACAACGATTGGTATGCTTGGGCTTTTGCCTAATACCCATGACGGGAACTTCTGGGTGGCGGTATCGCTCTTGCCGTGCCGCGGCGGCATAAATATCATCAGGCGTACATCTTCTCCAGCCATCAGGCGTCGGTAGCCACGCTCCAACTCCTTTGCAATCTCAGCGTGAAACCATTCCAGCTGATATTTCGGATCAATAGCAATACAATACTCAGCAAATGAGCCATGTTCAGCAATCTCTCTAAGAATCCCGATTGTCTGCTCTTGCTCTGAGAAGCTGTTCGGCTTGGCTCGCACTGAGAGAAACTCCTATATCGTTACCATTAGTGGTCATGTCCAGCTTATCCCCGTAAACTTTTGGATTCTGCTTGGACATCAGCCACTTACGCGTATCAATTCTTAAGCGAGAACGCTGCACATGTTCGCCATTGAGAGTATATCCAAGAAGATTGCCAGAATCATCAAGCTTTTCCATGTAATCATTTCTGGCGTCGTCAGCAATCTCCAGGATTTCTTCAGCATGCATATACGATCGCTCCTCACACGCACGCGCGTACTGCTCACGAAACTTATCATTCTCTCGTAACCAGCGGAAAAACGTCTGCATAGAGATCATATCTTTTTTTGCGCAAATAGAACGGACCGCGTTTCCCCTGGGGGACATTTTTTTAAACCTATTTTCTCATTTCTTTTTTTTCTTCTCTGGGCG